TGGCAGAGCTTAACGCCGACAACATCGAGGCACAGGAGCTAACCAAGCGCCAGCAGGCCGACATGGCAAGCGACTCGTGGCTGTCTAAGAACATCCGCCCGATGACGCTTATCTTTATATTAATCGTGTACACCATATTCGCCGCCATGAGCGCCGCAGACATCGAGGTCAACAACAACTACGTTGAGCTCCTGGGTCAGTGGGGCATGCTGATCATGTCATTCTATTTCGGCGGACGTTCGCTGGAGAAGATCATGGAGATGAAGAAAGGCAAGAATGAACCTAAGCCCTAACTTTACACTAGAAGAACTAACCGCATCCGAAGTGGCACAACGCAAGGGGCTAGACAACACCCCAAACGCCACCGAGACGGCTAACCTCGTACGCACCGCAGAGTTACTAGAACAAGTCAGATCGCTACTAAACAAGCCGATCCTTGTAAACTCAGCGTTTCGCTCTAAACCAGTCAACGACTCTGTCGGTAGCAAGGACACTAGCCAACATAGGATAGGTTGTGCCGCCGATATCAGAGTCCCCGGATTGACCCCCAAACAGGTCGTACAGGCCTGCATCGATGGAGGAATACCATTTGATCAAATTATCGAAGAGTTTGGCTCCTGGACGCATATCAGCGTGCCAAACACCAAAGAACAACAACCAAGGCGTCAGGCCTTAATTATTGACAAAAACGGGACAAGACCGTACAATTAGTCTAAATTAAGGAGACGTTATGCTACGACATCAGTTGGCGGTGTACGCCTGCGCGATCGCGCTTGTTTGGGGAATGTGTTTCCATGACCCCCTGGCTAAATGGGCAATAGCCCACACCCCATTCCAGTGGGTTGCAGATTCAACAGTTGAGTTAATCGAACACTTTGAAGGAAAGCGCTACCGTGCCTACCAGGATTACGGCGGTTATTGGACAACCGGCATTGGCCACCTAATACGCCAAAAAGACGCCCATTTAATCCACAAGGAGCTGTCTGAGGCTGAGGTAATGGGTATCCTACACCGTGACCTAGAAAAGTGCTCTACGGCCCTAGAATCGGCTTTAAACACCATTCCTAGAAGGCACCAGATTGACGCCCTAATGAGCCTGTGCCATAACATTGGCCCTAACAACATTATGCGTTCTGAGGTAGTCAAACATCTTAACGATGGTAATGTACACAAGGCGGGGGATGCCTTCCTTAATTGGAGCAACCCACCAGTCCTTAAAAAGCGCCGTCAGATTGAGCGCACACTGTTCTTAGCAGGGGCGTAAACCCCTGTATTTTTGCATTAGTAGATATAAGGGCTGATCACCCTATTCACCAATAAACCTCGAGGAAATACAAAATGGAAGGCTTTAAATCACTCCCCAAGATGCAATGTTTTAAAGAAGGCGGCTCTGTTAAAGCCATGTGCTATGGCGGCAAAATGAAAAAAGGCGGCCACGCTGAGTCTAAAGAAATGAAGAAAGACATTGCCCAAGACAAGAAGGTTGTCAAGAAGGCATTTGCCATGCACGACAAACAAGAGCATCCGGGTGAGAAAACCGATCTGTCCAAACTCAAAAAGGGTGGACGCATGAAGAAAGAGGTTGGTACAGTAAAAAAGTATAAAGCCGGCGGCGCTATCGAAATGAAGAAAGACGCCGGCGATAAGGACGACATTAAAAAAGTCAAGCAGACCAAGCCCAAAAAGGCAGCTGCTCCTAGCGCCGCATCTAAAGATGTAATGAACACCCCTAAGTTTTTTAAGAAGGGTGGTAAAGTAAAAAAGTATAGCAACGGTCAAGCAGTAAAAGATCCACAAAAACTGGTTGACGATATTGCGCTTGAGGAAAATACCCAAGACCGCGAAATGATTATGAAGCCAGTTAGAGCAGCTGGAAAAGTAATCACTAAAGGAATTAGTGCTGTTAAGTCTGCACTAAAAGGACAAGGCGCTGTATCTGATGCAGAGCGTGAAGCTGTCGCCAAGAAAAAAGGCGGCAAGATCAAAAAGTTTAACACTGGTGGTTCCACTGGCCCTCTTACCCCAGAAGAAGAAGCATATCTAGGTGGTGCTGATCGCACCGATCCATTTATTATGGCTCGTATGCGTTCTGCGTTAGGTCCAAAGAAACAAACCTATATGCCAAATGCAAACCCTGCAATGGATAACCGTGACGTAGGTCAAACTAATGAATCGTTAGTTCCCGGTCTGGCACCAATGACACCGCGCCCTGTTGTTCAACAACGTCCTAATGTTGACCCAGACACTGGTTTAGCTTACCCAGAAGAAAACCAAACACGCACTGCTCCAATGGCACCACGTCCAGTTCGCCGTGCTGCCCCTGCTGTTCAACAACGTCCTAATGTTGATGCAGATTCTGGTTTAGCATACCCACAAGAAAATCAGTTACGTACTGCCCCTATGGCACCACGCTCATTCTTGAGGGGCACAAAGGGTTATAATTTATCTGATTTTTTCGGATCAGGATTTGGTAAATCACAACGCAACCGCGGATACAAACCTTAATATGCCAATAGAGTCTAAACAGCAACAGAAGGCAATGTACGCCGCCGCGGCTGGTAAATCAACCCTTGGCATCCCTAAAAAAGTTGGCAAGGAGTTTATCAAAGCCGGTAAGGCAAAGCCAAACCTTCCGCAACAAGTAACTAAACGCGCATCCGGCAGAGGACGTTAATTTATGGCTTACTCTGGTACAACTAACCAGACCAAGATCAACGTAGATCAGTTGATCTCGTACGCATATCGTGATGCTGGTAAGACGGCAGAAGAGATCACGCCCGAGTATATCGACGCCGGTAAGCAGGCACTGTTCTACATTTTACAGAACATGTCTAACCGCGGCGTTAACCTGTGGCTATTAGAAAACTATCTGTGCGGCGCCGTTACGGCACAGCAGCAGTTAATACTACCCCCCGGCACAATTGACGTGCGCGAATCAAACTGGGTATATATTATTAACTCACAGGCTGCTGAGTATTTACCTACCGCAAACCCCGACTCACCCGCAGCATTTGACCAAAACTTAGATGTCACAGCAACCTCAACCATTGGTTCAAATTTTTTTGGTATTGAGTACCAAGACGCCCTCCCAGTCTTTTATGTTGGCTTTAATGGCTATGCGTCTGGTGGTGGTACTACAACTTACAATTTTGCGTACGAGGTTAGTGATGACGGTGTAACCTGGACAACTGTCGAACAGTTACCAGAGACCACACTAAAAGATCGCGAGTGGGCCTACTTTAATATTAGTACCACGCCAAACCATTACTTCTACCGCCTTCGCGAGACGGTGGCGACTACATTCACCGTACGTGAGATTGTGTTCTCTACGAGCCAGCAAGTTATTCCACTAGCAAGACTAAACCGTGACGACTACTGGAACCTTCCCAACAAACAGTTCCCGTCCGTTCGTTCTTTACAGTTTTGGTTTGACCGCACCATCGTGCCATCGATGTATCTATGGCCCGTGCCAAACAACGACTTCCAGATGTTTCAGTTAATTATTGAAAGAGAAATGCAAGACGTTGGATCGTTGACTAACGAACTATATGTACCAAACCGTTGGATTGGTTCCGTCCAGGCGTCACTGTCACATAAACTGGCGATGCAGTTACCACAGATTGACCTAGCGCGTATCCAGTACTTAGAGGCGCAGGCCACTAAACTAGAATACGACGCGGCACAAGAAGAGCGCGACAAGTCGCCAATTTACTTCCAACCTAACTACAGCTACTATACACGATGAGCGGCGCATACGTAATGACCTACAACAATCTGGTGGAGGACGTCCAGCGTTACATGGAACGTGACGACGCCGGGTTTGTTGCACAGATTCCTAGTTTGATTGGTTTAGCCGAGGCGGCAATTGCCGCAGAGTTAAAGTCGCTACTACAATTAACCGTAGTGGAGACCACACTGGCAGTTAACCAAGACGTACTGGCCAAACCAGCACGCTGGCGTAAGACGGTGTCAATGAAGGTTAACGGCGCGCCCGTTTTGCTTCGTTCGCAGGATTATATTGCACAGTACCAATCAGAATCCGCCAACGGGCTGCCTAAGTATTACGGCGAATATGACTATAATAACTGGAACTTTGCGCCAAAGCCAGACGATGATTATCCTGTAGAAATTATTTACTACAGCCTGATCCAGCCGTTAGATACCTCTAACCAGACCAACTTGTTCACGCGCGAGTGCCCACAGGCGATGTTGTTTGGGACCTTACTACAAGCCCAAGGTTATTTAAAAGCACTCGACAAGCTGCCCGTATGGAAAGCATACTACACTGAGTCTCTAGCGGCGTTGAAGAAGGAAGACAACTCACGCCGTATTGATCGAAATACTACGGTCCAGGAACCATAATATATGCCAATCTACACATCACCGTTTACCGGCACAGTCGTACAGCCAACCGACGTATCGTACTACGAGCTTAACTTTAGTGCAAACGTACAGCTCTACTGGCCTGCTGTTGTCAACCCACAGCAGGTACCAGCCGCGCGTATTATCGACGCTACACCGTCCACATCTGGATTGGTTATCTCGCTGCCAGAGGGCAACCAAGGCACCACCGGCTCGGACATTTTAATCCGTAACTTTGGCGCAAACACATTCACCGTTGAAGATTTTACTGGCACAGGATCAGTATCAATCGCCGCGGGTGTATCTAAATACTTCTACCTATCTGATAACACTACCTCTGCCGGTGTTTGGCAAAACGTTACGTTTGGTGCCGGAACATCGTCGGCAGACGCCGCCTCATTAGCCGGCGCCGGATTAGTAGCGCTTGCCGGAAAACTAAACACCACACAAAACGTTGTGGCTGTGTCATCGACTCCATCAATTACAGACGCAAGCCGCGCATCCACATTTGTTTGGACGGGCGGTAACGGCACGTTTACTTTACCTACGGCAGCTAGTTTAAGTAGTGGTTGGTACATCGCCTTTAGAAATAACGGTACGGGAGCGATCACAATTGCTCCGCAAGGCACTTCAACAATCGACAGCCTGGCAGATATCACCGTCAACCCTGGCGAATCTGGTTTTATTCTTTTCCAACAATCTTCTGGTAATTTCTTTACTGTTGGATTAGCGGTGCCATCAAATGTAACGTTTACATCAGCAACATATGACGTTGACTCGATTATCGGAAACACATTTAGCTTAGTATCTTATGCACCAATTATCCAAACGTATGTTGCGCTAGCCGGCACTCGTTCGGTTGATTTAGATGTTACACTGCCCGCAACCACCCAGTTATATGTGTTGGTAAACAACACCGGCCAAGCAGGATATAATGTAACCTTCCAAATTTCTGGTAGCTTACAGACACCAATTACACTAAGCAACGGTGGCGTTATTTTGGCGTTAAGTGACGGTAACCAGCTTTATGTGATTAGCCAAACAACCGTAGGTATTTACCTTGCTGATAACGGCTCCGCAGCAGCACCATCATTTTCGTTTACAAATGATACCAACACGGGTATGTATTTAGTTGGTACAAACAATTTAGGTTTTTCAGCAAACTCAGTATTAATGCTAGACATTGATAACACTAACACATTGAGTCCACAAATATCTACACCAGCAACATTTAACGCAGGGTTAATTGGTGGCGGGACGTTCTAATGGCCGGAGAAAACAATTTACCAGAACAGTATAATCTGGTCTACACGCTTGCCGTTCAGCCCGGCATAAAACGAGACGGCACAATATTTGAGTCACGTGAGTTCAGTGACGGAGAATGGTGCCGTTTTCAACGTGGCACGCCTAGAAAAATGGGTGGCTACCGTGAGCTGTTTGCCACGTTTACGGGTATCCCACGCGGGATGATCGCCAACTCGTTTAACGGCGTTAACTATGTATTCGTTGGTAATGAGTATGGTTTAGAAGTATTTACAACAGGCACTACGTTTGGTGTTGGCAGTGGTCCGCTTACTGTAAATATTTTACCTGGCTATTCGCCGTTTACCTTGGTGTCAAATACGGTTAGTCAGTTTGTTGTGGCAACCGATGTAACCGACGCATTCCCCGCTGGCATGACGGTAATATTTGATGATGATATCACCACGGCAACCACGGTTATTAGTTCATCGTACTCGTCACCAAACACGACGGTAATTGTCACAACGTCTACCATTACTGGATCGCCAACAAGCGTATCGTTGTACGATGTAACATTCACACCAGATCCAAATTTGCTATGGCAGTTTGACTTACAGTACTCCCCCGCTGGTGGATCGTTGCAAGTATTGGCACACCCTGGGCGTAATTTAGCAAACATTGATAACGCCATCCAGACTCAAGTATTAACTGGCGGATTGTTGCCAGATGCGTTAAATGAATGGAACTTTCAAGGGTTGGCTGATACGGGTGGACAAACGCCAACTTATCGTCCAATTACCGTAGATGGTGGTGTTTGTGTATTGTATCCTTATACCTTTGTGTATGGGTCAGATGGTTTTATTGCAAACAACCACGTTGACACAAACACGACATTAACATTATACAACCAGCAAACAATTACCGACTGGAATGGTGCAACTGCCAACCAAGTCAACATGGCCTCGTCTAAAGTTGTTAAAGGCATACCAGTACGTGGCGGTACTAACTCACCGTCTGGATTGTTCTGGGCAACGGATAGTTTGATTCGTGTTTCGTTTACTGGCACGTCTCCTTTGTACTGGAGATACGATATTATTTCTAGCCAGATCTCAACCATATCATCTTCGTGCTTTGTTGAGATGGATGGTATATTTTACTGGATGGGTGTCGACCGCTTTTACCTGTATAATGGCGCGGTCTCTGTACTGCCAAATGATAAGAACGTAAACTGGCTATTTGATAACCTCAACTTTGTACAACGCCAAAAGGTATGGGCAACAAAAGTACCTAGGTATAATGAGATCTGGTTCTTTTATCCCCGCGGCGATGCCACAGAGTGCACCGACGCAATTGTGTACAATGTCAAAGATAAGATCTGGTACGACGCTGGTAGCGCACCTGGATCACGCAGGTCGTGCGGCTATACCACCGAAGTATTCCCAACACCAATCTGGGCTGGCTGGGAAGACATAAATACGTTTAGTATTCCATTTGAAGTAATTGACGAGCCACCCAGTGAGTCTCCGCCCAATAACAACCAGGTATATATTAACGGCGACGTTACGGCTACATTTGGCGCGGGCGATTACATCTCGCTAACAAACACAGGAAGTCCTGTTGTTTATAAAATTATTACTAGCGTGTTTATGTTTACGTCTGCCATAACGGCAACTAACCCAGAAGGTGTAACACTAATTACTGTAGATGTAAACTTTGACCCAATTCAAGTAGCCGGCGATTACATCTATTATATTGAAGGTGGTTATCCACTTTGGCAGCATGAGTTTGGCACAAACGCCATTACGTTTAACCAAGAGTTTGCTATTACGTCTAGCATCACGACCTGCGACATTAGCTGGGTTGGTGGAATACCATCACAAGACAGCGCTACTGGTATTAATCGACGCATGCACCTAAGACGTGTTGAGCCAGATTTTGTACAGTCCGGCACAATGGCGATGACTATCTTGGGCCGTAAGTTTGCCCGTGGAGATACAGAAACTTCTGGGCCATTTTACTTTGACCCAGACACCGGTAAGATTGACCTGCGCGTAGAGCACCGCGAGGTTAGATTAAAGTTTGAATCTAACGTGCTTGACGGTAACTTTGAGATG